TACTTCTTAGACTTGGCGACGATATAGAAACCTTTATCATCTTTCCGTTTCACTTGAATACCTGCGTCCTCTAATGCAGACACAGCACCATCAGATAGGTTACATAGATCAACCTGATACTTCTCTGACATCTGGTTAGGTGTATCAAGGAAAGCCCACATGATATCGGCTTTTACCTTTATCGGTTTTAAGTCTTGCATTTTACTTCTCCTTAGTGTGTTGTTGCCCAATTAGTACCTATCTTATACTCACCATCGAGTGGACAACGTAGCCCTAGTGTGAGTCCTGCTTCCTGAATTGCCTGAACGCCAGCTTGACCTACAGATTCAGCAAGTTTTTCATTCGTCTCTATCTGCCATTCATCATGAACATTAGCTACAAATGAAGCATCCATTATAACACGATTTAGTTTAGAATGCAACAATACTAATGCTTGTTTCATTACTACTGCACCTGCTCCTTGTAGTAATACATTCAAGGCAGCGTGTGCTGATCGAACCATAAGCCTACGACCATCAAGACTAGGTAGCCAACCACGTTTAGCTAGTCTATCTACCTTCTGTCTCAGTGTCTTGAGTGCTGGTGTGTTGGCAAGGAAGCTATCGATTAACTTCTTACCTTCACGTTCACCACCACCTACGATAGCACCTATCTTAGCTGGACCTGCACCATAAAGAAAAGCATAGATAAAAGTCTTGGCTTGATCCCTGTTAGTAAGACCTGCTGCTTTCATGTTCTTAGTATGAATGTCACCACTCAGTATCTCGTTGGTGTACTCCTCGTCACGCATGTAGTGTGCAAGCATACGCAACTCAAGACCACTAGCATCTATACCTACCAGTACATTACCATCCTCTACTGTCCAACACTCACGACACTCCTTACCAAACGGATTACCAACACGAGGAACCTGTGCAAGATTAGGTTTAGAATGAGTCATCCTACCTGTCACTGCTCCGTTGGTGATGATCTTACAGTGAACCCTGTCGGAGTTATCAGCATGGTCAATCCATGATTCAACTTGAGCCACCCGTTTCTGAATGAGTAAGTATTCTGCAATGAGTTTAGCTTCAGGTAAGTCAATAGTTTGTAATACTTTCTCATCAACGATCACCGATCCTTTCTCTGTGTGTTTAGTCGGCTTCCAACCCATGACCATCAGACGTTCTGCTATCTGCTTGCGTGAACCTGGGTTAAAAACTTCTACTTTATCTTTAAGACGTTTACCAGTCTTCTCACTAAAACGTACAGTTACAATAGGTTTGAAAACTTCTTGTAGTTCTTCCTCAATTTCTGCCAGTCTCTTCCTCCAGTCAACAAGAAGGAAGATTGCTTTCTTAACATCAAGCTTGAATCCGTTTTCTTCCTGTTGCTTAACTTGAATAGCCGCTTTATGTTCGATAGAAACTGAGTCACCCCAATCCAATAGATCATTGCTAAGACGCTTATATAATGCTTCGGTAACGGAAACATCTTGTTTACAATAGCTGACCATCTCTTCTGTAAGACCACCATCAAAGTCTTTAAAATCATCTTTATAGTTTCCCAGTCGTTGACCCCAAGCTCTTAATGAATGACCATTTTCGAGTATTGGATTTAATAATCTTGACATTACGAGTGTATCTTTTAACTGGTGTATGTCGATATTCAAATTCCACTGCTTCTTCAATACTGGAGCATCGAAGCCTACGATGTTGTGACCAATCAAGATACTTTCTTCTGCCAGATAACTTTGTAATTTTTCTGCTTCCGTCCATACATTAACCTCCTTAGTCTCTAAGTCTTTAGTAACAGCGCACCAAATATGAGTAGCTGTACTATTAGTTTCAACATCTATAATTATTTCTCTCATAATTCATCCTCATCGTGACGTTGCACCATTCTACCATATTCTAAGTCATACAGCAGCCGCCCTGCAGGTCCGGTAAGTCCAGAAAACCTGTTTTTTAGTATTCGGACATGGGTGGTGTGACGTTCCATAGGGTCTTCGTGCTGACCATTACGTTCTAGTCCTATTACAATATCACTCAACTGAGCGATAGAGCCAGAGCCGCGCAATTGTGACAAAGATGTGGCAGTGCCTTCCTCGTGTCCCTTACCTTCAGGACGTTTAAGATGAGAAACAATAAACAAACAAATACCAGTTTCTTGACAAAGCATTCTAAGCCTAGTCATTATCTCGTCTATTGCTTTACGTTCATCTCCCTCACCTTGTGCAGAAATTACTATACTTATGTGATCTAAAAACACATAACGAGTCTTCAAGGCTTTAGCCATATATTTCACACGACTCAAAATGTTATCAGTGCTGGTAGAACCAAAATGGTCAAAAAGAAACAACCTGCCTGTTCCTAATGTAGCATCGAAGGATTCACGTAACAACTCAGGATCACACTCAACATCAGGTAAGTGTAAAGGTTTGTTAGCATGTAACGACATTAAAGACCTAGCTGTTTTCTTAGTTGACTCTTCTAAAAACATTAAGCCTATGTTGTCTTCAGTATTGTTTAACACATGATAAACTATCTCTCTAACAAACTGAGATTTACCTAGACCTGAACCAGCAGTAATTGTAACTAACTCGCTATCTCTGACACCGTAAGTTAGTTTATTGATACCAGCAAAAGGATAATCAACTAAACTTTTCTCTATCGGTTTAGATACCTCATCCCAGAGAGATGAACCGTCAACAATACCGTCTGGGACAAAACGCTCTGCCGCCCACCAATACTCAAGAAACTTTTTCTCTTGTTGCTGTGCAAGAAAGTCACAAGCGTCTTTCATGTTGTCAGGGAACTTAACGATCTTAACCTTAGCACCGAACAACTCAGCTAACTGTTTAGCTGCTGCTTTACCTTGATCATCGTTGTCCATACAAACGACAATGTTCTCAAAGCTATCAAGCCACTCATAATGAGTCTGAGCGTCTGTAATTGCACTAGCCGCGCCATTACGAATAGAGACACACGCATATTTACTACCCATCATTTGATAGGCTGCTAAGCAATCACCCTCGCCCTCTACCAAAGTCACAAAGCGTGACGATCCCTTAGAAAAAAGATTCTGACCAAATAACCTAGCTTCTTTCCAGTTACCTGTGATGGAAAATCTCTTTTCTTTCACCCCACGTTTCTTGTAAGCAACAACCTTATCATCAGCATTTGTGTATGGAAACCAGTACTCATTACCGTCAGAAACAACACCAAAAGTTTCACAAGTTGCTCTTGATATACCTCTTTCAGTTATGGAACGAGCCATAGCATCCTCTCCAGGAGGCTTAAAAGACGCTGTGCTGGCTTTCTTTTGAATATTTGATACATTACTCATGTTTACCTTTCCGTCCTTGTGGTGAGCCTCTGAGTGGCTTTCCTTACAGACATAGCACAACCAACCCCAATCGTAGTACGTCCTACCGTCTGACGATCCACAAGAACACGGTTGATGCGCTTTTAATTGTGTACCCATTGACAAATCCTTATAAAAGTAATACCCTAACTAATTAGTTCTTATAAGATCTTATTAGAACTTATAACCATATAATAATAAATAACTAATTAATACTATTAAGAGTAACTTCTTCTTTCTGTTTTATCTTATCCACGCACTTCATAACTAACTCAGGTGAATAGATATCCATCAATTCAATGAAGTCATAAATAACAGAGAAAAAATGAGCTTCTTCCTCGGTATCTGCAAAGAACTGACCATCGTCATGTCCATCTCTATCATAATATTCGTCATCCATTATTCAAACTCCTCTTTAAAATCATTTGTAAAAGTTAAACTACCAAAGTCAAGCTCTTCGACACCGTGATACATCTCGTCTGAAGCATGTTTTAAATCTAAACGATCAATTACTGTTATATCGTCTTCGACATCGTATAAGCATCTGGAGCAGATGTCAAGAAATTCATTTGTTCTTCCTGATCTTCTTGTTGATTCAAATTCTGTAAGTAACGAGTCGCATGAAATACATCGCATGATTCTAATCCTTTTTCATTAATCAAATGGTTTTTAATGGTCTTAAATACATCAGTATGTTCTATCTCAAACATTTATCCTTCTCCTATTTCGTAATTAAAAGTAAGTGCTTTCCAAGAGTGTGGATAAAGTTTAGCACACTCTTTATCTATTTGTACAGCTATTTCTTTAGTTTCTTTCTGTGAATCCTCAGACATTCTTAAATTACATACTCTTGAAAAAGAGAATAAACTACCAGACCAAAACCACTCGGTCATCATTGACTGCGGTAGAACAGTCCTGGCTTGTTCCTCACATATACCTATCTTTAACATGTCTTGATATGCTGCGAGACAAGAGCGGTGTATCCTGTTCTGAATGTCCTTAGCTTCTTGGTTAAACGGTGATAGACCACCAGACCCTTGCTTCTTATCTGCTGTAACGGCTCTAAAGCCCTCCTGAGCCGTCCAGAACTCTGGGTCATAGTTGACATACCTTCTACTTATTTCATTCCAGCACAGACCCACCTGATGCTTCCCAAGCTGTCTTGCAACAAAGATAGGAGCTTTGATTCTAAATTGCACAAAACAGTGAG